AGAATTATATTCATTTTTTACTTGCTTTTTTAACTTCTTATCATCATCTTTAAACTCCTTATGATATTCCCAAATTCTCATTGAGGAGCTACGAAGTTCCTTCCAAATTTTATCCTTTTCTTCGCTTAACTTGGTGTCAAGATCTTTTACTTCGGTTCCAAACTGAACGCTATTTTCAAAATGCTTTACTTCGTTTTCTTCAACTAATTTTTCAATGCCAAGTTGAATATTTTCTTTTAAAGTGCCAATACTATCGTTAACTTTAACAAAGTCCTCATCAATGACTTTGAAATTTTTACCAATCCAGGAAAAGTCAGGAACTTCATCTACTTCACTAATCCACTTAGGAAATGTTGGGATTTCTAAACGAACTTGATCAATTGCTGAACAGATTTCTTCAATTTCTTTATCATAATACTTTACTTCTGGAAGATTGGTTACTTCTGTCTGGAGAGTATCAATTCTATCTTCAATTACATCGACTTGTTCATCATAATACTTGACCTCTGGAAGATCTTTGATTTGCTCCCTAACAAGATCAATTTGTTCGCATATTGTTTCAACTTCTTTTTCGTAGTATCTTACTTCTGGAACTTCAGGAATCTCATCTCTAACTCTAGAGATTTGCTCTGCAAGATCTTCAAGTTCTTTATCATAATATTTAATTTCTGGAATGTCAGGAATATCTGCCCTAACATCATTAACCATCTTAACCAGTTCTGGCCAAGGTGGAACAATATCTTTTATTTCTGTAAACGAATTTCCATCTGCATCCTCAATCGTTTGAGTTGCTTCAGTTAATATTTCTTCTTTCTTTTCGACATAATCTTCTACAGAAGGAAGTTCCTCTGCTTTCTCCTCTGTAATAAAATCTTTGATAGAAGGGAGGTTATCATCTCTATTAAAATCTTCTATTGACGGCAACTCATCCTTAGACATTTTATTAGCAACAGGGGTACTTTGGAATTTTTCTTCCTGTCTTATTTATTAAAATTCTCAGGTTGTGATACCGGCAGTGACAAATGCCATTCCTTCTACAAGACGAGAAACTGTACCTATACCAGACACAATTTTTATATCGTAATAATATCTACCAGAGTTAAGGGCAACAGTTACTCCTGAGGTCATTGCAATAGAAACTTCTCCAGAGGTGCTTGTAATGCCAATGGTAAAATCACTAGAAGATGATGAACTCGGATGCTTTTTAATTTTAGCAGATCCAGAATAACCAGTTAAATTCCTTACAGACCCATCAGTCTCTTTTGCGGTAAAAACCTGACTGAAATCTGCACCTTGAGGTATTGTTATATTTACTGCAGGAGTTGCTGCCATTTTACTTTTTTATCTATTTATCGTTTGTTTTTTGTTGCTTAAGCATTTTTGCTAAATCTGCAGTTGAACCAACAAACAATGCATTGGTAACATTTTGAGGACCTTTAGATTTAGATTCTTCCTCTACATCCTTTAACTTTTTCTGCAAATCCATTAATTTATCTGTTGCATCAGAGACATTCTTAATAAGTTGACCAGCAACTTCATATGCTCTTGGCATCTCACTTTCTTGCGCTAACTCAAGAATACCATTGATTGCTTCTTGACCCTTTTCGATAATTGAATATAAATTTCCTCTTGTGTATTCATAATCCTTTCTAACATCATCTAAAACTGGTTTCTCATATTTTTCTTGTTTAGGAATAATTTCAGTTTTTTCTGTTGCTGTTGAAACTACATCTCCCGCAACATTGAAAGTGTCATTTAGATCGTCAAATTTATTTGCCATAGAAATCAAATCTCATCAAAACCGAAGTTGTCGCCAAATTGGATAAGGTCTGCATCTGCTGCAGTGATTAACTTAATATCTGCTCCCAATACGTGGTTAGTAGAAGTTGTAGAGTCATATCCTCTTTCAACAGTAATCTTAGTTCCAGACTTAGATGCAACACGGAAGTTCTCATTATCAATAACAAGAACTCCACCAACTGCAATAGAGTTTGCATCACTAACTTGAATGACAGTTGCGATGTCTGTAATATCAGCAGAAAGTGTTGCTACAACGTTGTTTGAATAACTTTCCGTTGCTCTTGGTTGAACACTGTATGTAACATCTCTGGTTGGTGTATCTGTTTTGTCTCCAGTGATATATCCAACAGAAACCTTCCTGATGATATCCTTGGAAGGATCGGAGATTGGACCAAATAGATAAGACTTTGCAGTAAATCTTAAAGTATAGATAAGAGACCTTCTTGTCTGATAGTTTCCTTCATAGTCGTCAGACATTGTAATACCTTCAAATATCACAGGAATATCTCTTTTCTCTCCGATTTGATCTACAAGATCAACAGTCAAATTATATGAAGGTTGAAAATATGGTAAAATCTGCTCTATAATTTGAAGCATATCATCATTTAATTTTGAATATATGCTTAACTCAAATGCCATGTTATATGGAACGGGCATAAAGGTCTTTCGTACCTTTTTCTTATCACTGCCAAGTGCAGAAATAAATGTTTGAGTAGAGGATACTTTTCTGGAAGAATCATAATTCAAACCAATCATCTCAAAAGACATTCTTGGGAGAGAAAGTTGAGTTGATTTATTCAGGTCTGATACCTGCTCCAGTCTGGCAAGAAACTTTTGAGTAGGACCGTATGCAAGTGGAACCTTAAGTTCACTTACAGTATTATCAGAAGAATCCGTATGACGGATATTGATATCATTAAAGAGTGATCCAAATCCAATGACGGTTCTTCTTAATATTTCGTGGTAAAAATACTCAAACATCTTTCAACCAATACGATATACTATTTATGGATTACCAAAAGGATTGCGTTCGCTGAAGTCAAGAATACTAGATGCTTCACTCTCAAAGAGATCATTTTGAGCGTATGGATCTACAAGATTATCTGTATTAACAACTCTAATCTTATAAATTGCTCCAGATTCTGCACCTTGAATAATATCACTTGATAAGAAGTCTCCAGTGAGATTTGCAACTTCTAAAGTATTTGTTGTTGCATCCCACTCTCTTACACGAGCGGTATTTCCACTTACACTTCCAGTGATAACTTCGTTATAAGTAAATGTACCAATTCCAACAGTTGTACCAAAACCAACTGGTGCAGAAATTTGAACAGTTGGAGTAACACTGTATCCAAGACCAGCATTTGTAATGTAGACTGCTGTTACAATACCCGCACCACTTATGTATGCGTGGGCCCTTGCTGTAGCAGTCGCAACTCCAGAAAGGAATACTTCGTTTGTAAAGGAAACACCTGGTGCAGTGCTATATCCAGAACCACCGCTTGTGACAGTGACAATACCAATGACACCATCTCCGATTGTAGCGGTTGCTGCTACACCTGCTCCGCCGCCCCCAAAGAACGCTACAGAAGGTGCTACAGTGTACCCATAACCAGCATTTACTACTTCTACACCCTGAACCTTAGAATCTGATTTATCTCCAGTACAGTCAACTAATCCGCCAATCATAGTTGCAACACCAACAGCAGTGAGTCCACCCGCTGGCGCAGAAGAAATAGCAACTCTTGGTGCTGAAGAGTATCCGTCACCTCTATTTGAAAGTGTGAAGAGTCTTACACCACCATTAACAATATAAGTATTTGCTGTTGCTGTTGCCGCGCTAGAAACGAGAGTCAGAGTTTGAATATAACCTTCATCCTTAACATTATCATCAATCTGATCAATTCCAGTATCAAGAACTTCATCTTCATATCTAAAGAGTTCGCAAGTCAGTTCATAAACATAGTTTTTTTGAAGTTGGTAGAATGGTTTTTCATGTTCTACAAACTTAATTTCAAAAAGTCTATCTCCTAATGGAAAATATATTAAATCACCTTCTTTTGGTCTAGTAGCAAGTTCAATATCTGCTAAGTTTTTTGTAAGAGGAGTGATATACTCTTCAAACCTTTCTTTTGAGATCGTAAGAGTTAAATCATCTAAAGGTTGAACACCAAACTTTGACAAAATAGTTCCTTGCCCATCATATCCCTCATAAGTGTTTAAGTATGCCTCAAGAGGGTGTGCATCATCAAATTTAGATTCTATAACTTCTCTTATAATAGTATTTGTTGTAGCATATTTTCTTGGAATATAATAAACTTCTACTCCATACATACGGAGTTGTTCATTAATTAAGTCTTGTATTAAAGACTGTTCTGTTTTTGAACCTTGCTGGAAAAATGGGTTAAGCATATCATCCAATCATATCTAAAGGTGGAAGTTCATATGTATTAGACATTTTCTCTAACAACTGGTCAAGTTCTCTCTGAGCATCATCATATATCTGTCTTCCATTAAGTTCTATACCACCAGGTAATTTTACTCCTTGGAATTTAATTAAATTTTGACCCCATTGTCTTTTAATTAATGCTGTCAAATATTTTTTTAAGAATGAGTCATTATAAACTCTTGTAAAATCATTGGGATCTAAAAGTCTCCAACAATCTAAAATAATATATTCATCTACTGAAATACTATCCCAATCTATATCCAGATATAATCTATCTTGTCTTTGATTAAATCTAATTTGACTTTCTGGATTCAATAAAAAATCAATATCAGCAAGAGTTGTCTTTGTCATCGCATATGTCAACATCTCCATCGAACTGAAGAAGTATATATCATTCAAAAACAATTGATATTTTAGACTAAACATTCCACCTGATATTGTGCTACTGTCAAATCTAAAAATTTTATTAACACCAATTACTGAAGGAGGAACTTGGATATAGTTACTATTTTCAGTATAACTAAATGTTGTTGCTGTTCCAACAATAGTTGCATCTGCTGTTGTTGTTACAATACCTACTGAATTTGTCCCCTTCCCTCTGTCAATATCTTCTTGAGTTATCTTATATTTTAAATATGTCTGTACTACTCCATCAAAATGCCTTTCATGAAAATATTGTAGCGCATCATCTACAAGATCGTCTACTTGCTCATCGGCAACATTAATTTCGAGGACTGGAGCTCCCAATTGCCTTTTACAATAATCTATTAATTCTTGTCTAGATGTTGGTTGCGCCATTTGTACGACTTATCCTGTAATATTTAGGGGAACGACTTCGATTACAAATCATTTGGATAGATTTTTAAGAAGATCTTTGATTTCGTCAAGGTTTGATTTAATCTCAGAAACTTCATTTTCGATGTTTTCTATTCTGTGATCTTCTTTTTGTTTTTCTTGTCTTTGGGCAATATACTTTTCATAATCATTCATGTTTACATTTAAAATTGCGTTTGTATCGGGGTCACGTACAAGACTTACATGACCCTCTACTTTTGTATAGTCCATAATTATGCAAGGGCGATGGTTCTAAAGTCCCTAATTCTTGGTGGATATGCTTGGTTAGTTGAAGTACCAACAAGTTTTACACTGAAGTATTTAAAGGATGGCAGATTATCAATTGTAAATTCAAGGTCAGTATATCTTACTTGACTTTCAATCAGTGCGAGTGTATCCGACTTAGTAAAGAACTTATCTGGAGAACCATCGTTTTGTGAACTATCAATGACCTGACCACTCTGGAGGAGGTTTGAATAACCTGGGAATGGTTGATAGATTAATTGGTCAGTTTCTTCATTTGCAATTGCATAGAATGCTCTGACATCACTAAATCTATTGATATTCGCAGCCATGAAGATCTTAATTGCAGTTGCAGGTGCTTCCAGGGAAATTGGAGTGGATGCATAAACAAATGAGTTCGGATCATTAAGGAGGTTTGAAGTTCTATTATCAGTTACATAATTTGTGATTGGTCTGTTGACTCTATTTGAGGTAAGAATCATTGCGACACGATTCAAGTCAATAACAGGAGAAAGGGCGGCGTTCGCAGACGTTAATGTTAATGCAAGAGTCAATGATTTATTTCCTTGCAGAGTAGGAAGCAAGTTAGTTTCATTGATTCTAGATGCAATAAGTCTTGAAGAATCCAGATAGTTCTCTCCATTCAGTGTAATTGGTTCAAATCCCTTATCAATGTAAGAAATTTCAGTTCCATCAATACTAGTGCCACTAATCGTTCTAACCTGTGCTTCAATATTGGTTCCTTGAGGAGTAATATTTTCAACAATTGGTGTAATGATTTCATACTGAATGTTTTCAGTAGTCTTAATCTTATTTCCACCTGCGGACTTGGTGCTATTGAGATAAAGTTTTGGGAAACTTGTTCCAACACTTCTGTCTACACCATCTTCTGACATATCAAGTTTAATATTATAGAAGTCTAATCCAATAGAATCTGTTAGTGTAGAGTCTGCCAAGTTATGAATCTTATTGATTCTACGAAGAGAAGCAGATCCCAATTCATACTTCTGAATGAAGTCTCCAGTGTCATATCCAAACGCAAGAGTGTTATCAACAGAACGAGTAATTCCAGTCAGATTATTGCCAGATACTCCGCTATAAGAAATAATCTCTTCACCAATCTTGGCATATCCAAGATTTGTAGTTCCAACTCCCACGTTCTCAAATGTTCCAAAGTTGCTTGCATCTGCAACAGTAATGTCAGCAGTAGAAGATGTTGGATAGTTTGCAGTCAATTTGGTTGACGGAACGTCTCCAGCAACATCAGCAATCTGAACTCTATTGATAGTAGAATGCATACCA